AACAAGATCATTGAGTTGTTAATGAAGCACGAAGGCATGACAGATGAAGAAGCAATCGAACACTTTGAGTACAACATGAAAGGGTCGTGGGTGGGTGAAACTACTCCGGTATTTTTAGAATGAAAAAGAAACTGTACTTTGTAGTAAGGGTGCCAATCTTTCCGGCCAACATTCATGTTTGCTTAGATGAGATTAGTTTTCGCCAAGCCCTTAAAGATAAAAACGTTACCCAAAAGATTGAGATGCTGGAAGGCGGAGCCATGGCCGAAACACACTCGGTACCAACAGCCGACGGCAAGACAATGATCTCTCTAGTACTTGATTTGCCATCAATTGATAATTTAGATAACACACTGGTACATGAGTCCGTGCATTTAACTGAGCGTATCTTTGAATACATGGGTGAAGAGTCGGCCGGTGAAGAGATTCGTGCATACTTGACAGAATACATTTTTAAAGAAGTTAAAGAAGGAATTGAACGCCATGGTGTTGGAAAAAGAAATAGAAAGTTACTTGGCGAAAAGAATCAAGCAGTCGTTGGGGCTCTCATTCAAATGGCTGAGCTCGGTAACGGGAGTTCCGGATCGGATAGTATTCCTAAACCAAAACGTGCACCTCGTGGAATTAAAAACAGCAACGGGAAAACTAAGCCCAAGGCAAGAGTTAGTATTCAAAGATCTCGCTGAGCAGGGATTTAATGTTCACGTTATTCGTTCAAAACAAGATGTAGAGGAGTTTATCCGTGGGGCAACACAATGTTAAAACGCAACCAGCTACACCAGTATCAACAAGACCTGATAGCGCAAGCAAAACAGATACCAAACGTAGGCCTGTTTCTTCCCCCCGGGCTGGGCAAAACGATCACGACGCTAACCATTATTGTGGAACAGATGCAAGGGAAGACATTAATCATAGCGCCAAAACGTGTTGCGGAAACTGTGTGGGATGTGGAGGTAAGTAAATGGGAACACCTGAAAAAGTTGAGAGTTTCGAAGATCTTGGGAACCCCTACCCAGCGCCTACAAGCTATAAAGAAAGAGGCCGACATCTATCTTGTGAATTTAGAGAATGTGGCGTGGTTGTTAGAGCAGGAACCTCACTTCAACAATTTAGTAATCGACGAGAGCAGCCGATTCAAGGACAGCTCGACCAAGAGATTCAAGGCACTGAAAAAGCACCTGAAGAGCTTCCAAAGGCGAATTATCCTGACTGGTACACCAACGCCACAGGGTTTAGCAGACCTGTGGGCTCAGGTGGGTATATTGGACTTAGGCACGAGGTTAGAAACTTCTTTGACCAAGTTCAGGGACAAGTACATGTTACCGGATCAGATGAACCGCCACACGAGGGTGGTATACAACTGGAAGATGAAACACGGCGCCGATGAGACTATCACCAACAAGATTTCAGATATCTGTTTTAGTCTTAAGGCTGAGGATTATCTGCAGTTACCCAGCTGTACTTCGCTTTATCACAAGATTAAAATCGACAAAAATGTAAGGACAAAGTATGACCAACTTAGAAAAGACATGGTCGCTAACATCGGCAAGGAGCGTATTACAGCTCCAACTGCGGCGTCATTGGCGGGCAAGTTACTTCAGTTCACCTCGGGCGCAATTTATGGAGAAGACGGACAAACGCAAGACGTACACAGTGCTAAGGTGGAACGCCTTGAGTCGATCATGGAGGAATCTTCCTCGCCGACCTTGGTCTTCTACCACTTTAAACACTCCCTCAACAGGCTACGTCTTCAATTCCCGCAGGCTGTGGTCTTGGACGACGACAACATTGAGGCGTGGCGTAACGGCAAGATTCGTATGCTCCTCGCCCATCCCCAGTCCGGAGGAATCGGGATTAATCTACAGTGCAACGTTGGTGACACAGCACAAACGGTCTGGTTCGATTTACCATGGAGCTCAGAGAATTACATCCAAGCCAACGCACGTATTTACCGCCAAGGGCAAGAAAAACCGGTTATTATACACCATCTAGTTTTGTCTAATAGCATTGATGAACACGTTATAAAGGTACTGGAAGGCAAAATAAATTTGCAAGAAGCCCTTTTAAATGACCTAAATTTTGTATAGTTAGATAGTATGGGAACAATAATACATAAAGTAAACGCAGCCAATCCTCGTCTATCTGACGAGGAAGTAGATCCACTGGAGGCGGACGACGCAGAAAGTATTACCTCGAACAAAAACACCGAGGGCTGGGTTCCATGGGACATAGATGACTTGATTGACATTTATCGTATCATCGAGGAGCGTATGCCCGCTAAACAACGTATGGTTGTTGAGGCCTTTTTACTTGGCCAAAATAACAAGGACATCAACGTTACAGAAAAGTTTTTCCGGTATCACTTGGAAAAGGGCATAGAATTTATTAAGGTGGAGTTGCAGATATGAGTCACTTTATTATTGAACACAATTACAAGGGCAGTTATGTTATGGAAACGATTACTGGTGTGGAGGATATCGACACTAGCAACTATAAAGATATACTGGGAATCTGGGTTTGTGACAGCATGGAAGAGTTACAAGTCATGGAGCATGAACTTAAGGAGATGAGATATGCAAGATCCTGTAAACCATCCTAAACATTACACCGAGCATCCGTCGGGCATCGAGTGCATTCAGATTACTGAGCACATGAGTTTCAACCTTGGCAACGCATTAAAATATATTTGGCGCTGTGATCTTAAAAAAGATGCAGTAGAAGATTTACGTAAAGCACGTTGGTACATTGATCGTGAATTACAAAAGCGCACAAAACTTGACGTTGCAGATCCGGAGTGTGGAAAATGATTGAGTTCATATTTATATCAGTGATGTGCATTGGCCAAAGCTGTGACTTTATGGTTAGTAACCAACCAATATCTTATGAAAAATGCCAAGGTATTAAAAAAGAATTTTTAGCACTACCATTTAAACCTGAGGTAACACTGGCAGCAGCTCAGTGCATGCGTATGGATACCGGAGAAAAAGTATGATATTAGAACTAAACGATGATTTTTCAGATGAGATTACCAGAACCAATTTAGCACAAAGTTATGTCAGTATCTCCGACATGATGAAGAACAGTAAAGGTTGGCACGAAGACGATGTGGCTGCGTGGAAAGAATTATTACCAGCCCTTATGATTGTTGGTAACTGGTACTCAATAGACTTTAAAAAAGAAATTAAAAAGGCAAAGAAAAACAAATGAAACTGTTCTCTGAATATGACAGGTTTGAATTAGAACAGGACATCCTTAAAGTATGGGGCGTTGTTGAAATGATTGAAGAACTCATTCGCCAACACCTAGATCGCACAGAGGGTGCCTTTGACGAAGATGAACTGGCCAACCGACTTCAAGCTATTCAATACATTTCTGAAATGAATTGTCAAAGACTGTGGGATGGCTTTGAGGTAATGATTAAGAAGGGTCACTTTTCCAAGACTCGGTTTGGTGACTCATCTGAAGTAGTAAAACCAGATGTAGATGATGAAAAACTATTTGAAATTTTAACTAAAAAGAAGGGAAGTAAAAAATGAGCGATGAATTACAAAAGCGGTTAGACGAGACTCCAGTAACCTTGGAGTTCACAGTACAAGAGGTCAACATCTTATTGAACGTGTTAAACATGCCAACGCAAGCACCAACGATGACACTGGCTGGCTTTATCACAGCCATTCAAAACCAAGCTGGCCCTCAAGTAGAGAAGGCTAAGACAGCGTTTGAAGCTGTAGAAAAGGCACAAGATGAATCTCAAACAACTACTTAGCCGAGCAGGTATAAGCAACAACATCATAGCTGAGGTTGAACGTAAAGCCAAACAAACTACGGCCGAACAGGAGATTGAGCACCAAGAAAAGGCCGCCGCAATGGCCAAGATGATGCTCAATGATGTCATGCCACACCTTCACAGCGCCTTAAATAAGACGCCACCATCCCCACCTAAAAAGACCATTATTGTTCCGGATTAAGGGCAAAATCACAGCGTTTCCTGTATACATAGATATAGGACTCGTCGTGAGACGCTCCTTGCAGGCGGCTTAAAACGTCGCCTTGCTTTGGACTGGGGATACTCGGTCGATCCAGTAAGCGAGAGGTGACTGGCCTCCTGACAGCTCGGAAAGACGGGCACCTTTACACACATTACACACAGAAAGAAATAAAATGAATCCATTCGAACTACGCTTTTCCGTATTTAACACAGCAAAAGACCTCATGGTCAAACAGCATGAGGCCAACATGGCGGCATGGGAAGTGCTCAACAAGACATCCAAAGAGGCTGTAGAACTTGCTCCAAAGTTCCCCACAATGGAAGAGATCATCGACAAGGCTATTGAAATCAATACCTTTGTTAGCGGTCAGACAACCAAAGAACTAACAGGCTTAGTTAAAAAGATGGCTGGCGTTTCAGTAATATTCTAAGAGGCAACATGGCAACCAAACCCGGACTCTACGCAAACATTCACGCTAAGCAAGAACGTATTAAACGTGGCTCTGGTGAGCACATGCGCAAGCCGGGCGCCAAGGGTGCCCCAACCAAACAAGCATTCGTTGAGTCTGCAAAAACAGCAACAATGAAAAAAGGTGGCGGTGTATCACTGGCAGTGGGCCGTGGTG